TTTTTTTTTCATCCATATGATCTGCTTCTAATAACTTAATTCTAAAACCAAAAGGTGATTTGAGATCTTTTATTTTTCTGATTAAAACTTCACCATCTCTGCAAAGAGATTCAATAAATATTTTCTGACAATCTAGGAAAGTCAGTCTTTTGTTAGTTGTGCAATTTCCTAATCTTGTCCATTCGTTCCATGCTTCCTCAATGGACTGGTTAGCTCTTAGGTCTAGCTTACCCATGTTAACAGGGTCATCTAGTCTCGCCTTAGAGCTAACTCTTATGCCATGCTTACCGATAACATTAGACACCATCAGATTTAAGTATCTAGCAATATAGCTATCGTTTCTTGCTAACTCTCTTGCTCTGTCTCTAAGGACTCGTATGTTGTCTTTTATTTCAGCATCAGCACTGGTGGAAGTAGTTAAAAAATCTGCAAACAATCTTCCTGCATTAGCACCAGAATAAGATCTTCTATAGGCTTGACGTTTTTTTGCCTTGACTTCAGTTCTATTAAAGATGTTGTTATACCATGCCATTATTTATAACTCTTAGGTGTTGTGACGTTGTGTCCAAAATTAACTTTTATTGTGTTTCCAGAGCCACGACCATTTTTAATTCTAGCTCTTTTAACTTCTCGTAAATATTCTGACTTATATCTATCTCTAAATGTTAAAAGTTCATTGATAGACATTCTCGATAATGATCTTCCTGCTATGCTCATGGATTGCTGATCCATAGTTGCTCTATTTTCAATCACAGCTTCAATAGCGTCTAGAACTTTCTTTGCATGACTTATAACTGAAGCAGAAGTGGTTGCATAATTATCTTGTACTTCTACAAAACCTTCTTCTAATTTAATTCTAGCTGAGTCTGAGCTTCTAGTGATGTAAGAAATCCAGTTGTAGTTGCCTTTAGCGTATGAAGAGGTGCTTGAGGTTGAGATTATGTATTCATCTCCTGACTCTGTTGCAGTCAAAGTAAAATTAGATGCAGTTGCACCATCAATTAAATTGAATTCGTAAGATAATGAGTAATCTGCTACTGGATAATCACTAGCAAGATCATCTCTTTTCCATGCCCAGAAATCCCCAAGCTGTAATTCGCTTGGAACTTGAGTAGGATAATTTGTTGAATCAAATTTGTTAGCCAAACAAAAACCTCATTTAAGTTAGATATATCCACATAAAACACTATGGTCTATATGGGAAATGTCAAGATTATTTCCAAGAAGTAGCGAAATTTGGTCTATTTATAGGTCTTTTTGGTCTATTTTCCTGTTTTTCTTGCGGTTTTGATTCATTGGTCAGTATTTTCTCTTCAATGATGTCAAAGTTGGGATTCAAGATGTAGATAGCTGCAAAATTGTAAACCAATGTATCCAATGCTTCGTTTCTTGGTCTAATTTGTTTCCAGACAAGTGTTTTTCTTCCTCTTACAAACTTTGTGATTCTTTTTTCTGCTGTGAGCTGCTTAAAGTATTCCTCGTCTAGATCTGAGCAAAAATTTAGCGTTGTATTTTCTTTGTCGGTAGATAATCTTGCAAAAATTGCTTCTTTTGCTGTGTCAGTTCCAACTGGATAAAGGACAGCTTTATTTTTACCAACAAAAGTAGGTCTATTTGCAATTGCTTTACCAGTTTGATTTGAACCTTTGATTGCAAACACCCTTCTACCCTGTCTTGCTTTAGTGAATTCATAAACTCTTTGAGTATGATGACCACCAGAGTCAACGGTGCAACAAGAGATAGGAATCATTCTGTCGTTTTCAGTTTTAAATCTTTTCTTGAGATAAGCGTCTAAATCGTTCCAAACATTAAATGCATTTGGGTCTCCCCAAAGAATCTTGTAATCCAAGACCCATGCTTGATAATTTTTACCCCATCCAACAGTTTGTAATTCCAGTCTGTCTTTCTGAACGTCAACACCAGTAGTCAAAATTAAAACATCTTCTGGAACTGAGGTGTGATCATAGTTCAATCTACGCTCAAGAAGTGTTTCATACTCAACAGCTTCTCCTTGTTCTTCCCAAGTTTCACCAAGAGCTGTATTGACCCACGTCTTTAATGTTTCTGGATTCTTTTTAGACTCAAGAAATGCTTTAGCCATCTGACCCCAAGTTGACCAAACAGAATAAAGCTCCGAGATATGGAATCCTGCTGTTTTGAAACTTTCTGCTGTTGCTCTCCATTCACCATTCTTGATCATCCATTGCTTTTTAGATTCTTCAATGACTGAACCGCATTCTTCGCAGGCATAAGTAGCAGTTTCAGGCTTGTCTTCTTCCCAGACTACGTTTTTCCATTTCAAAACTTGCATATGTTGGCATTCTGGACACGGAACGTAGTAATAACGTTTATCTGATTCCTCAAATGCAGCTTCAATTGCTGATAATCCTTTGATAGTTGGTGTGCTACACATGTAGATTTTGCGATTTGCGAAAGTCTTGGTTCTAGCAATAGCCAAAGATATTGGCGAACCTTCACTTCCTGCAGAAGTTTCCCAACGGTCTATCTCATCCATTAAGAGGATTCTGATACTTCTACTAGCCAATCCACTTGGCGAATTAGACCCAACGATAGTACAACTACCGCCTGCGAACTTCTTATGCATAGTTGTGTTGCCACTATCTCTGCTTTTTGAGTCTTTTACACAGTCTCTGATCTTTTCTGTGTCTCGAATCATTGCTGCAAGTCTGTCTTTTGAGAATGCCTGACCCATAGCAAGGGTAGGTTGCACTATAAGCATAGGTGATGGGTCTTGATCTATGTAATATGCAATGGAGTTTAGCAGAATCTCCGTTTTGCCGACTTGTGCTGAGGTCATGACCACAATTCTTTCAATATTAGGGTCACAGAATGAATCCATGATGTCTCTTTGATATTCTGCCCTATCAGTTCTCCACTGACCTGCTTCAGCAGATGCTTCAGGTGAAAGTTTGCGGTAGGTATCTGCCCAAGAACTAATCTTGAGATTCGGTGGAGCTGCCCATATCTGGTTCGTCTCCTGTATCACCTTTTCTATATTTCTTAGGTATTCCATTGTTTGCTAGTTCATCCAATGCTTCGTGAACTCTCTCCTTGATGACTTGTTCTGCTTCAGCATAGTTATCCACAGAGATTACTTGATGTGCAATTCTTGTGGGTAAAGCTATTAACTTTGCTCTAGCGTTAGATACATACTCAACCCATGTATCCTGTACCAATTGAGCAGGAATAAGATTTCCTTCTAACTGCTCTACTTCTAATTCTGCCTTTCTTGCCTGAGCTGCGGTAAGTTTGGTCTTTTCTTCTGCAATATCGCCTGTACCAGATCTTTTATGGTATCCACCCAGTTTTCTAAGGTAAGAAATGTAAGCAATCCTGCAAACATCCATATTTAGCGGACTTTTACCCATTTTAGAGGGCAAAATACCGTCTCTAATGAGTTCTGAGACCCTTTTAACTGATAAGTCCAAATGTTCAGCAACTTCTCTCTGTGTAGCCATACGTTGCTCTAATTACCCTAGTTGAGACCGACTGACACTAGGAAAATTCTGACCTCGCGAATAACCCATATGAGGTACGCTAAAAGAACCTATGCATGGGGGTCTATAGCTATCTAACATAACGCTTCATATTCCTGTCTAATGCCTTATCCATCTTAGCCTTAACGACTCCATTGATTGTCTTAAAGAAGTCAAAGCGTTTGGCAAAGCGTTGTGACTTGGCTAGGTTGACTACCTTCCTCATTCTGTAGCCACTGGTATCACCTTTTGAACCTCTTCCGTATCTCTCCCAGACACCGTACTTAGCTTGAGGATATCCTTTAGGCACACCAACAAAATACTTCTCTTTATCTTCAAAGTATTTCAATCGCTGTGCTGCTGTGATGTTACCAAACTTATTAGTCTTGGTTACGTCTCTAGGTGTTACAACAAAGTTCTTCTCTGGTAGACGTGTGCTGCCCTCTAGCATTGGCTCAAGATATTCAGCAGGTGCTTTACCTTTATTCCACCTATCTTTAATGAATACCAATGCAGATAGGTCTTTAGGTTTTGCTTTAAAGAGTATTGGTGATTTAACAGTGTCTGGTTTAGGTCTGTCTAACTTCTTGGCGAACTGACTTCTTAATGCATTGACTGCATCTGTGCCTACCTCATTCAATGCATCAGATACTATGTTTGGTAGATGTTTCTTTTGAAATAGACTGAGCTTCCTAGCAACCTCTTTGGTGTTAGCCTTAACGTTAATCTGCATTGTCATATCTTTCTCCAATGAGACTTACCTTTGAACTTAAGACCAAACTCATCTGCATATCTAAGCACACTACTCTTGCTAATATCCAAACTGTTAGCCACATCAT